GTTCATCACAGCCCATTTGCAACCGATCAAGGCCAATCCTAACCAATGAGTACCAATCCAGACCAAGCGCTGAGGGGGTCGATAGAGCCTAGAATACATACGCCACTGCACACAGGGGCTTCCCGCATGCAAGAAGTGGCTGACTTGGCTGACCATTTAGAAATGCCGTTGCTTCCGTGGCAACGCTGGGTGCTTGATGATTATCTTTCGATAAACCCTGACGGAAACTTCCGCCGTAAAGTCGGCGGCCTACTTATCGCACGTCAAAACGGCAAGACACACCTAGCACGTATGCTGATTCTTTGGAAACTCTTGCAAGGGCAGAAAGTTCTAGCAATGTCGAGTAATCGCAACATGGCATTGGATACTTTCTCAAAGGTGGCAGGGTTATTTGAAGAATTTCCATTCTTAAAATCACAAGTAAAGGCGATTAGATATGCTAACGGAACTGAAAAGATATTACTTAATAACGGCGGCCTTTATGAAGTCGCTGCCGCTACTCGCGACGGCTCTCGTGGTAAGACTGTTGATTTCCTTTATATTGACGAGCTTAGAGAAATTAGCGAAGATGCATGGACAGCTGCTCGACCAACTACAAGAGCAAGACCTAACTCGCAAACTTTCACGACGTCTAACGCTGGTGATGCGTTCTCAACAGTTCTTAACGACATGCGGGAACGCGCTTTCGACTATCCACCGCCGGAGTTCGCGTGGTATGAATACTCAGCTCCACAATTTGCTAAAATTGATGACCGGAAAGCGTGGCAAGCGGCAAATCCTGCTCTGGGATATTTATTTGACGAATCTGCCATCGCGGAATCCGTTGCTACAAACTCTATTGAGAGTACGCGAACAGAAACGCTCTGCCAATGGGTCGATTCGCTTGCATCGCCGTGGCCTAACGGATCGTGGGAAGCGATAGGCGAAAAAGATTTAACTATTCGAGAGGGCGCTTACACAGTCTTTGCATTTGATAAATCACCATCAGGCAGATTTGCTAGTTTGGTCGGTGGCTGGCTTATGGATGATGGCCGAATAGGCGTAGCCATAATTCAAAGTTGGGAGAACACAGTCCAAGTAGATGATTTGAAAATCGCTGGCGAAATTAAGACTTGGATAGATAAATTTAAGCCTAGAGTTACCTGTTACGACAAATATGCCACTCAAACTATCGCTGATAGGTTACAAAGGGCAGGAGTGGTCACCGAAGATATCTCAGGCGCTCGCTTCTATCAGGCTTGCGGCGATTTACTCGATAGCATCGTCAATTTGCGCATGGCTCACCCAATGCAACCGGAACTAGACAAACAAATGAATAACGTAGCTGCCAAAACTAACGATAGCGGCTGGCGTATCGTCAAACGTAAGTCGGCTGGCGATGTATCGGCTCCAATTGCCCTAGCAATGGTTGTCCATCAGCTTCTAAAACCTATTGCAAAACCAGCGATTTATTCATTAGAATAATAGTTGAACTTTCAACTATTCTGCTATACTTATACATATGGGTATATTTTCGCGTAAGACCACATCACCAGAAGCACCTGCATCTAACTCGATCTTGGCGCAATATGCCCCTCAGATTATGGGTGAAAACCTTAATCAATTAGTTACCTATATAACTCCAAGATTACAACGCAATGATGCTATGAAGTGCAGTGCATTAGCTCGCGCTCGTAATCTAATTTGCGGAACTGGCGCAACTATCCCGATGGCGTTATATAAAAAATCTACTGGAGAAGAACTAGGCTCGCCATTATGGCTAGAGCAACCATCATTAGCCCAGCCAAGATTTGTGACTATTAGCTGGACACTTGATTCGTTAATGCTTTATGGCGTTGCTTATTGGGAAGTTACAGAAGTTTATGAAGAAGATGGCAGACCTAAGCGCTTTGAATGGGTTGCAAATACTCGCGTAACATTTGATTTAGATTTATACAACACCACTGTTAATCAGTATTACGTTGATGGCTTCCCACGACCAATGTCTGGTATTGGTTCGCTAATTACTTTTCAAGGTTTTGACGAGGGAGTTCTAGCTCGCGGATCACAAACTATTCAAGCAGCTTTAGATGTGCAAAAGGCAATGGCTATCGCTGCATCTACTCCATTTCCGACTGGCGTAATTAAAAATACCGGCGCAGAAATGTCACCAGCAGAAGTTCAAGGAATTCTTGGTGCATGGAAGCGCGCACGCGATACACGCGGAACTGCTTACCTAACTGCGACACTTGATTACACACCGACTTCATATTCTCCTAAAGACATGGTTTATGCAGAAAGTTTGCAATACCTTTCAACTGAAATTGCTCGCCTTTGCAATATTCCTGCTTATATGCTTTCAGCAGACATGAATAATTCCATGACCTACTCAAACGTTATGGATGAGCGTAAACAATTCTTTGCTTATTCTTTAATGCCATATCTTGATGCTATTGCAGCTCGTTTATCTATGAACGATATAACTGCAAATGGCAATGAAGTCCGCTTTGAAGTTAATGATACTTTCTTACGCACCGAGCCACTAGATCGCTTGGCAGCAATAGAGAAAATGCTACAACTCGACCTAATCACAGTAGAGCAAGCGCGTGAAATGGAAGAACTAACACCACAAGGAAATGACGAGGTTCGTTAATGGATAACAAAATCCTAACCTTTAGCGCGGATATTACCTGCGATGCAGAAAAGCGCACTATCTCTGGAAAAATCGTTCCTATTGGAACTGGCGAAGTCGGTAACACCAGCGCAGGTCGCGTAGTGTTTGAAGCTGGCTCAATCAAACTTCCAGATGATCCAAAAAAGATTAAATTACTAAATCAGCACAATGTAAAAGAGCCTCTAGGCCGCGCACAATACATCACAGAAGCGGCAGATGGCCTTTATGCATCTTTCAAGGTTTCTTCTTCAACACGCGGTAGCGATGCTTTGCTACTTGCTTCAGAGGGCTTACAGGCAGGCTTATCTGTTGGCGTTTCTGTTGAGAAGTCATTTAACAAGGCTGGCGTAATGCACGTTACCGCAGCCGATTTGTTCGAAGTAAGTTTGGTTACCGAGCCAGCGTTTAAGTCTGCTCAGGTTACCGATGTCGCGGCATCAGAAGAAGCAGAAACACCTGCTGATGAAGATGCAACCACACCTACAAAAGAAAGCGAGGAAACTGTGGAGAACACTCCAGAAGTTTCAGCAGCTCCAGAGGTAGAGGCAGCATCAGTAGAAGCCGCCGCACCAAAGGTAACTGCAATGGTTTATGCGCAAGAGCGCGTTAAGCCACTAACAGGCGCAGAATATCTTTCTGCAAACATCAAGGCAGCAATGGGAGATGATGAGGCTCGCCGCATCGTTCGCGCTGCTGACGATTCAACATCAACCAACACTGGTCTAACACTTGCACCACACCTACAGACCTTTATTACCGATACATTCACTGGCCGCCCAGCGTTTGAAGCAGTAACACGTTCAGCACTTACAGAATCAGGCATGAGCTTCACAGTTCCACGTTTGTATGTAAATAATGCAACTGCTAACACTGCTCCAACAGTGGCAGACACAAACGAGGGTTCTGCACCATCTGAAACAGGCATGACTTCAAGCTACGACACAGTAAACGTTAATAAGTTTGCTGGTTTGCAGCGCGTTTCATGGGAACTAATTGACCGCTCATCACCAGCGTTTATGGATCTTATGATGACCGAACTTCGTAAGGCTTACGAAAAAGCAACAGATGCAGCTCTTATTGCAGAATTAACTTCAGCTGGAACACAGGCAACAGGCGTAGCTGCAACCGCAGCTGGCTTACAGTCATTCATTGCAACTGAATCAGCAGCAGCATACAAGGGAACTGGTGGCGATTACGCTAACAAGCTTGTTGCTTCAACTGACCAGTGGGCAGCAATCATGGGTTACGCAGATTCAACAGGTCGTGCGCTTTACTCAGCTGCTACACCAACTTACAACGCATCTGGCGTTGCAGTTCCAACATCAGTTCGTGGAAACATCTTAGGAACCGATTTAATCGTTGATCATAACATTGCAACTTCTGGCATTGTTGATGAATCAGCATTCCTAATTGCACCAAGCTCGGTATATGCGTGGGAATCACCAACAACCCAACTTCGAGTAAATGTGCTTACATCAGGTGAAGTAGAAATCGCACTTTACGGCTACCTAGCACTTTACGTTGCTAAGTCAGGTAAGGGCGTTCGCCGCTTCAACTACACAGCGTAATTAACTATCTCGCTCCCGAGTAGTTAAGAAAGGAAACGAAATGCCAAGCATCATCACAGTAGCCCAATTGAGGTCGGTACTTGGCGTTTCGTCTTCCCTTTATTCAGATGCATATTTAACAGGAATTATAGATACTGCTGAATTAACAATTTTGCCATTATTGCAATCTTATTCAAATTCTATTGCTCAATACAGAATTGAAGATGGAACTTGCGTAATGGAAACATTATTGCCTAACGAGTTCAAAACAGGTCAAAGCGTGGTTATCGGAAACGTTGCAAGCGCTTTAAATGGTACTCGTACCATCACAGATACTATTAGTAAGGAATACGAATTCTCGTTTGCTACAAACGAAGCTGATGCAGATTGGACACCAGTAATTCCAGCTGGAAGCGCCTACGTTAGCGGAAAAGATGCCGCAACTCTTTATGCATCTAATGCGGCAATTGAAAGCGCAATCACAATCGTTTCAGTAGAAGTATTCCAATCAATAACCGCAGCAGGTGGGCAAATAGAAGGCGTGGATTTCCAGCCTACACCTTACAGAATGGGTAGATCATTGGCTAACAGAGTAGCTGCTTTACTGAGCCAATATCGTGATGCAGCAGGCATGGTTGGCTAATGCCATCATCTATTGCAACTAACATTCGAGGTGCTTTAGAAACTTCTCTAAGTGGCGTAGCAGCTTCCGTCTATTCCGAGCCACCAGAAACAGTTATCCCACCTGCTGCAATTATTGTGCCAGATGAGCCATATATGGAAACCGAATTCATCGGTGATGATTCAGTCCGTGTTAAGGTAAATTACACAGTCAGCGCGGCAGTGGCTTATTACTCAAATGCTGGATCACTAGATAATTTAGAGCAGTTAGTTATTTCAATACTTGCAGCTCTACCGCTTTCCTACATTGTTGGTAACGTATCAAGACCGAGCGTTACCCAAGTAGGGGCAACATATTTGCTGGTTTCAGATATTTCTGTCAGCACTTATTACACACAAACAAACTAAGGAGAAAACGTGGCAACCACAGTAATCACAGGCCGTAATATCAGCCTTTCATTTACTGGCGGCACAGACATCGAGGCGCAAGCGACTAGCGCGGTGCTAACAAAGGTGAATGAGCGCCAGACTTATCAAACTCTCGATGGCGAGGCTTACAAGACCACTAACCTTAGTGGAACCTTTGCTTTAGAGATGCTTGCCGATTGGGGCAAGACTGATTCAGTATGCGAAGCGCTTTGGGCTGCTGCTGAATCAACACCAGATACAGCAATTACAGTTACACTAACTGCTGCAACAGGTGCGCAATTTGTATTTGGAATTCTTCCAGATTTCCCAACCGCAGGTGGCGCCGGAATGGATGCACAAACAGTTACATTTAATTTCAAGGTCTATCAAGGAACTGTTACAGAAACCTTTAGCTAAGAGAAAGAATCGGGAGCATGAAACTACCAATTACAATCGAATATACAAATGGCAAACAAGCAACCTATGTGGCGCAGCCGCCTGAGTGGGTTAAATGGGAGCTAAAGACTGGCAACACAATTTCACAGGCACAAGAGAAGATTGGGCTGCATGATCTTCTCTTTCTTGCCTATCATGCTATGAAGCGTGAAACGGCAGGTGCTACTCCTATCAAACCTTTTGAGGTTTGGTGCGAAACTGTTTTAGATGTGATTGTCGGTGAAGCAAACCCAAAAGCCATCCAGTCGGAAGCATCAGCCGAGCAATCTGGGAACTAGCAATAGCTTCTGGAATTCCGCCGTCAGAGTTTCAATCGGCTGAAGATTTACAAACAGTAATGGAATTACTAAAGGAGCAACATGGCGCAGGATGAGGCACTGGCTTTCGACCAGACCGAACTTCGTGCGCTATTTCGCGCTTTGAAAGCGATGGATGATGAGGGGCAAGCCCAAGCGAAAGAAATATCCGGTGGGCTTGCTTCTTATCTAAAAGATAAAATTACAATCACTGCTCGCGGTCGTGGGCAAGATTCAAAAGCCGCTACTCGTATTGCTGAGGGTAGCCGTGTTAAGAAGTCATCAAAGATTGGCGAGTTATCTATCGGCTTTGCTAGCCAGCGTTTCTCAGGTGGCGGCACAACCCAAATGCTTTGGGGTGGCAACGAATTTGGATCTAATAAATATAAGCAGTTTCCTGTTTGGTCAGGCCGTGAGGGTCGTGGCTCTAAAGGTTGGTTTATCTATCCAACGCTACGCAAGGAGCAACCTTACATAGTCAAAGAATGGGAAGCAGGCTTCGCTAAGATAGCAAGAAAGTGGGATAGTTTCTAATGGCAGCAGCATCGAGAACATTAACGCTTAAACTTCTTGCTGATATTGATAATTTCCAAAAGAACTTAGCAGTCGCGGATGCAAACACTTCTGGCTTCTCTAAGCAAGTAGAAAAGTTTGGCGCAGCCGCTAAGGCTGCCTTTGCCGCAGCTGCGGCAGCAGCAGCCGCTTATGCCGTTAAATTAGGCGTAGATGGCGTTAAGGCGGCCATAGAAGACGAGCAGGCACAAGCACAACTAGCTCGCACCTTACAAGCCGCCACAGGGGCTACAAATGCCCAAATAGCGGCAACCGAGCAATACATCAGCAAGATGCAATTAGCCACTGGCGTTGCAGACACAGATTTAAGAAATGCGTTATCTCGCCTATCGCTATCTACAAATGATTTAAGCAAATCACAAGAATTACTATCGCTAGCACTTGATATTAGCAAGGCTCGCGGACTATCGCTAGAAAGCGTATCTAATGCGCTAGGCAAGGCCTATGACGGCCAAATGACTTCTCTTGGTCGTTTAGGTATTGGCTTATCTGCAACTGAACTTAAAGGCAAGTCATTTACCGAAGTCCAGCAACGCCTGAGTGATTTATTTGGCGGTGCCGCAGCTCGTAATGCTGAAACCTTTCAAGGCAAAATCGACATTATGCGCCAGCGATTTGCTGAGTTCCAAGAATCAATTGGCAGCGCAGTCATTCCGGTCTTGCTCAAACTATTTGAGTTTATCGACACCAAACTAGCACCAGCGTTTCAGTGGCTAAAGGTAAATGCTATTGATCCTGTTGCTAATGCAATCATGCGCAACAAAGATGCTTTCCAAGCATTTGGCGATATTATTGCAACCTATGTGGTGCCGTTATTAGGTGGAGCCTTATTGGGTGCGCTAAAGATTGTTGCTAATGTGGCAGCAGGAGTTATTGACGTTTTAGGCAATGTCGCTAAAGGCATCACAGTATTAGTCAA